CTGAAAAGCGGTATCTGTTTATCGTAGAAATCGAATTTATTGAAATAATAGTGAATTATCTGCTGTGCTTCTCTGCCCCATTCTTTGGCGTCATCACGTGAAAAACCTGGTATCATTCGCCACGATGGTTGAGAGCGGAAAAGAAGGCCGTTACCAATTGCATACTGCGTCTGCTTATCAACGGCAGCTTTTACAGGGCCGTATGTGTGATACAGTGTTGCAGAGCGTTCAGACATGAGGCCGTATTTATTATAGAATTTTTTATTTGCATCTAAAGAAAGCACATTCCAATTATCAAGGTCACCGGGTATCTTTTCGCCGTCATACTGCCCCATTGAACCATGCGAGCCGAGTTTACCGTTATTGAATACTATAATACCCACTTTACCACCCCGGACTTACATTTATTCCGCTTGTGCCTTCAAGGTCGCTTAGTTCTGCCCTGAGTTCTTTTTCTCTTTTAATAAGTGAATTGTAATCAGCGTTTTTTACGCCTCGTTTAGATGAGCCTGAATCGATATCGTACTCTTGACCACCGTATAAAATAGCGTTCTTGGTTTCCTTAATGAGTGCGAGTTCTGCATTTATCTCAGCAATGCGCTCTGTGTCTGTCATCTGTTTTATCTTAACCCCCTATATATAGCGTGTCAAGTGTTATTTATGAGCTCATGATAATACAATGCCCATCTATCTGGTGTCCACACCTGCACGTTGCGCAATTCGGCTGCAGCACGTGCATATATCCACGTATCCAAAACCTCATTACGTTTATAAATTAACTTCCATCCGTATTTTTTCGGCTCTATTTCTTCCCACCGCTCAGATAAAAACTGCCGAAAGTGGTCATCTTTCACCTCAATCTGTGTATCACCTGCCATAGCGTACTTTGGGAAATGAATTGCTTTCGGCCCACCAATCAGATTGATGTACCCCATAATCATTTCTTTATAAAGACCAACTGCAATGTTGTATCGTTTGGTTAGTATTGAGTTATTGACTCTCGCCTCTTTTACAAGTGCACTCATCTTCGATTCTTCGACACCCATAACAGCGACAAACCTATCAAGATGAGAGCCGACAAATTCATACACCAATGATGATTTTTCCGTCCAGTCTTTATGACGCTTTCCGCTCCGTGGGTCATATCCTGCATCAACACAAACCGTATCAATGACGACATCCTCACCGGCAATTTTATAAGTCTGCGTGTATACAAATTCCTCAAGACCGATCCATGATGAATCCGACAAGTCCGATGTGTCACCGTAAAATATCTGATAATCAACTGACCACGATTCCATTCCTATTCCGAACCCAACTACATGCAATTCCAATCTGTCACCCTGAACATCAACACCCCCGAACAATATGAGCGGTGCATCATGATACGACTCAATTCCGTCCACTGTTTTGACATTTCCTTGCGGTGGATATCCATAACAGTATTCATCCGCTCTGTCTTTCAATTCCTGCCACGGCATTGTCTTTCTGACTGATGCCCACGGATTACCGAGAGTGTTGATGGTGAAGTCCTTAAAAGCGAGAACATCTTCACCAAAACCTGTATCGATGAAATTCTGACACACGCGATTCCATGACATGAACATTTCGGGAGACATAAGACCTGATACATGATACGAAACACGAAGCGGGTTTATCGGCTTGACTGTCGGCTTCCATACACCATTTTCAAGCATCCACTGCTTTTTAGATTCTTTGAATGTCTTTTTGCAATATTTACAGATATACCTTACGCTGTCTTGTATCATGTATTTTGTGCCTGTTTCTTTGTCGGTCTCAACTGAGAAGGCAAGTCCGTAATCCATGTTCGCTGACTTCAATTCAAGTATCTGCAATTCACCGCAGTGAGGACATGGGACGTAATAATATCTCTGGTCACCTAGTTTGAATGATTTATATATGCGTGATGATTCCATGCGTGACGGTGTGGATATTTCGGCAATCTTATAACCTCCATGAAGTCCATGAGTACGACCTTGGATAATACCGGCAATATCGCCCTGACCTTTCAACTCTGCACCAGCCTCATCCCACTCGTCACAGATTATCAGGTGAAACGTGTTAGATTTAAGATCCCCGATTGAATTATACGATGATATCAATAGTTTAATATTACCTGCAAATTCCTTGTATAGTGACGTATCACCTGTCTTGCGCTTCATCCTCTGTGACATTGGTTTGATTATCAGGTTTGCGTTGTCTATCATAACATCAATATTTGCAGATGAACGAATCTGACCAATGCCTTTTGATGAAGTAAGAAACAATATTGAACCTAGTTTATGGTCAATCCATGCACCCATTGCATTTTCAGCAATCGTCACTGTAGCAGTAGACTGAACAGATTTCATGATGGATATATGAGTGCATGGATCATCAGGATGTAACCGCTCCAATATCTCAACCATGTGTGGAGCGGTAGACCTGCGGAAAGGTCCAGGAAATTCAGTAGTTCCATCAGGCAGATATCTTTTTTCCTCTGCCCAATCGGTAAGCGGTGGAATAAATCCTGTATATGGTAATCGTTCAATTTTCGATGTGATAAGTTTCTTCTGATTTTCTTTAATATATGCGTCAACCCTGGTCATTCACCCAATCCTCAATAGCTTTTTTCTGCTGGTCTTTTACTGTGATAATAAGCTGTTCTGTCTCTTGTTGGATAAGCTCAAGTATGCGTGTCGGCTCGTTCTCTGCACACAAGTTCACAATAATCGGTTTCAGTTTTTTAACCATTCGCAACATGCCGAGATTTACCTTGTCCATGTATGAGAGAAAAGCGTACTCAGCTAAATTGTATTCGATTAAGTTCATAGCAGCACGTTCAAGTTTTAATCTGTCTATCTCGTTTTTATACTCAAGCTGTTCGGCTTTTAGAATTTCCTGCTTTGCTTTTGCGTAAAGGCTTTCAGCGTGAATGGTTTCAATGTCGAAGTCATTTTCTTTTTTTGGCTGAATGGTTTTAGATTGTTTATACTCTTTCAGTTTGTCAGAATTGCGAACACCTTTAGATGAAAAAGTTTGTTTTTCGTGTGACCTTCGCTCGAGCATTTCAAGCCAGTCGGGATGATCTATGTCAATTTTAAGCGAACCGTCATCGTCATAAAAGTATGCAGGTCTTGCGTCCTGCTTTGATGCTTTTGAAAGATATTGGCGTGACGGTGCATTAGGTAATTTACTAGCTGCTGACTGAGTTTTGAGTGTCACTTATTCTAAAATCCTTCTTGAACTATTTTATTTTGCATATCTTGTAATGCAAATATTATTTTATAATAATCTTTTATTTCTTTCTCAATCTCAACAAGCTTATCAATTATTCCGGTCTCAATTCTTTCTTTATGGCTCATTGCATTAAACTTATTTGCAAGTTCATCATGCTTTTTTGACATTGTTTTGATTTCAGGCCCACGTTTCATTAAAGCATCTAATCTTTTTTCAATCTCGTTGTACTGTTTTTCACTCCTGTAAGATTTAATAAAATCATCTACATCATCTTTACTTGGAGACCTGTAATAATAATGCTTAGAAAAAAATGCTATCAACTCATCCTTGGTCATTTTCTTAAGGTATTCCCAATCAACTCCACTCATCAATCAACCGCCTTTTATTATTAGTATGTATAACCATACCGCCTTAATACAGAAGCTATTCGGTCATGGTTATTATTGATATTCTCATTTGATAAATATTCTTTCACAATATTGTACGATCTCTCATTGTTCGATATAGTAACTTCAAGAGTCTTTCCGCTTAATACAATATCGGTCGTGACGACTAAACGCTTTTTAAATCCATCAGTATTTTTCTTGTCTGGTAATTCTCTAACTGCTACTATACTGTCTATGTCTATGAATATTTTTGTGTGGTGGATTTGAGAAAATCCTTCAATGAATGTTTTAGTCCTCATTTTTCAATCTCCTTTACCTCTATGCCTATTGCGTGTTTTGTTTCCGCTCCATTCTCAACTAACGGATTCCAATATTCTTCAACAAAAGTTACACATGCGAAATGTTCTGTTTTGTTTTCTGGTATTAAAATTAACATGCCTGCACAGTTATCTCTGAATTCTATTTCAGCTTTCATAAACCTTCCTTCTCCATCCATGGGTCATCTTCTGATAACTCGTTATCTACTCGCTCTTTGAGATTCTTAATCATATTCCTGACCGTTGTTTCTTCTTCTGAGAACCCTGAATCACATTCATATCCATCAGATAGACGAAATATTGAATAAAATAAAAGTTGGTATCCTGCCAAGCACTCATCTCTACATACTTCTATCTCATGCCCTTTGTATATTGCTTTCATTGTTTATTCCTTTTCAAGTTTTCGACCACACATGGGGCAGTAGTTTACATCAACATGCTGTATAAGCACATATTCGCCATATTCAACTTCTATATAGATTGAAGAATTTTCAACACACAGGTACCACCTACCTTTATAAAATAGTTCCTTACTTCCTTCACAATACTCACACATCACTTCACGCCCCACTTTGTCAGAAGTTCGCAGACCTGTTGTGCTTTTTCGTATGTTGAGACATAAGCTACGAAAATATTAGCAGTTCTGGAGTCAGTAACCCTCCATTTAGTTTGGAAGTTACAATAATAGACTGAATATTTTCTCTCTACTCTATCACTCCAATCAGGCTCATAGTTGGGGTCGACCAACAGGCAGGCACGAATGATTGCGTTTGAACGGCGTATGAGCTTTGATGCTTTTTCGGCTTGGGATTCTGTTGGGAAGAAGTTTTGAAAATTGATGATTTCTTTATCTCCTTCACAAAGGTCGTTTTCCGTCTTTTGCACGTTAGCTCTGCAATTAACAAAAAAATATATCTCGCCATCCCACGGAACAAAATCAACACCACACTCTTTCTCGGCCTCTTCTTTGAAAGATACCATTGCTTCCCTTATTACTTGCTGTAATGCTTCGACCATTGTTTCATTGTTTGAAGCAATGCTTTTTAACTCTTCTGCCTGTCGCTCGATTTCTTGAAGTCTCTCTAGTTTTGTCATAATCTCTCCTTTTTGATTTGTCTATGTCAACTATAACACAAGTGTCAACGGTTGACAACTAAGGTTTACAGTTTACACTCGATGCTGTCAGGTTCAGGTGTCAAGAATGGTGGAAAAAAGTGGTGAGGATTTAACATGGACGCCCACAGCTTTCATATAACACATTTTCCCTCAGAAGAACCTAACTTTCATCAGATCATCACCCTTTTTCTCTCTATACACCCTCATCGCTCTCTCATCGTCTCTGTAGTATTCGTCATACTCCATTCTATATTGGGCGTGCTCGTTGTATGACCTCCATTCACCTAGCCTACATAATAGATATACTTCATCCTCACTGATCTCTCTGCCTACCAATGTCTTTACCTCTGGCTGATTATCAAACTTCTCGAAGTGGAATACAATCTCATTGCCCGTCCTCTCTATGACTCCATAGTCCTCTATCAGCCTATACTGTGCATTTTTGCTTCTCAGCTTATCGGCTGTATTCTGGATATCTTGCCTAAACTGTTCAACTGTCATGGTAGACTTAGCCATATTGCAACGCTTACAGGTATGCACCTTGTTGTCCTCTGTGTCCTCTCCCCTTATATCACCAATCCTACACAATAGATTACGACCATCCTCTACAATTATCACATAATCATCATCTTCTCGCCCTCTCCATATCGGATTTACATGATCAGTCTCGCCCTTCCCCTTGATAGGTTTGCCACAGTAAGCACAGCAGCCATTGTATTTATTCCTTATCGCTTTTCTGTTCATCCTTCCTCACCACATATCCTACACCATGACAGCGATAGCATATCACCTCTTTGATGTCTATTGGTATCTCGCCTTCATCACGTAAAGTGACTACCTCTTGCCCCACTCCACTTCCGTTGCATATTGGGCATTTTCTTTTCATACATCCTCCATAGTCAACGACCGGTTATGCTCTCAACAACCTCTCAAGATTTGACTTCTTGTGAATTGTGGTAAACTTCTGCAGCTCCGAAATCAGTCCGATGAGTTTGTCTCTCGATGGTTCTGGTAGGTTATTACGCCCGCTGTCAGCGCCGATGTTTACCTGCTTTGGATTACAAGCTTTGATATACATAACCATCTGTTCAAGGTCGAAATCCATGACTGGCTCGATGGTCACATACTTCGGTAGACTGATATTCTCCATCGATAAAGCTCTGTCTGCTGGATCAGGCGATTGATTCATAATGTTTCCATAAAACCTGTTTGTTTCTATAGTTGTACAGACAACTGTATCCTTTGGCATAATCTCTTCAAACTCAATAAAACCGTAAGGATTCTTGCTCTGCAAAAGATATGAGTTCTCAAACTCACTCATAAACTTCAAAACACGAGTAATCCATGTACCACAGACATCGGCAGCAAACATATCCGTACTCGAACCGACGAAGATGAAATTACCCGAACCGAGATCGGTTTTCATTTCTCTTTCGTCTAGCCTGAGTGGTTTCTGCTCTCCCCAGCGCTTCATATAGCAGTAGGAACAGTCGTGCGGGCACTTGCCCTTAATTGGGTTCCAAGTGTGGGTCACAAAGTCGTACATGTTGCCTTTTGATCTTCTTAACATTATTCACCCTCCTCACAATAGTTGGTTATATATTCATCACGACGAACTACACACCCTCTTGGCGTAGATATAGAAAACCCTTTATATACACCCTTCCTGACAAGCATTACTGTATGATACATAGAAAGCCCGGTATATTCAGATAGAGCTTTGTAGCCAAACAGCCTACGACCATCTATGTCAAAAGCACGATTTATTCTTGGCATGTCTATACATCCTCCGGTAGTTGTGGGAGTGGGAGCCAGTAATCTATCTCACCCTCTACAACAGCTACGGCAGAATAATCACCCCAATTATCTATCTGCTCATACCATCCTTCTGGCCAGAAATTCTCATCGTGTTCTTCTGAATATTCAGCAAAGTCAAGATCATCACCGTACGCTTCTTCTTGGTACCTTCTGAGATACTTTGCTCTTACGATGCGATCTTTCCCAAGGCTGTTTTTGTAGTGAGCGAATACACTCTGCCCTTTATCTGGTAACACCTCTTCTGCTGGCCTCCATGTGAGAAGGTCTTCGAGCCAAAGAACATAATCCCAATTTGGTACATTAATATTAGGAAGCAGATGCACACCATCTGTACCTATGTCACACCATGGTCTACCTGTCTCTTTCTCATATCGTTCACGTAGGTTCATTTGTTGGCCTCTTTATTCTCAGTGTTAGTACCGCTTTGCCAAGGTATACATGTGTATATAAAGCCGTTTACACAAATAAATTTAATCTCTTCCCATTTCATTCCCTTACCTCCAATAGCTCAGGATTTTCGTGGATGTTACCGATGACTTTCCATATTTCATCATCATCAGGATCAATCTCTGAAAAAGGTGTATCCCCTCCAATGAAGCAAGCATCGTGTTCGTTATAGCTGACAACCATATTGCTAAACTCTTCTGAATCTAGTATGTCTCCTTCAAAAATTCTGTTTAGCCTTTCATCTTCCATGCCGGTGTATTGGCCGACTGTTTCAGGTCTTATAGAATAAGCAAAAGGTGATCCTGCAACATTTGATATATAACATCCTGCTTTTACCATTCCACCACATAGATGCAAATCCTTTTTAAGGATTGAAAGATTTCCATAAACCCACTTACCATTGATTGCCATCCCTCTAAACAATATCTCTCTCATTCCCCCGCCTCCATTCTTTTGATGAGGTCTTTTGATTCCTGTTCAATACTTATCAAAGTCTGACAAGCCCATAATAAAGGTTCTTCTGTTTTAACATCTTCTTCTGTCCAATCTTCATCTATATATGGGTCTGTATCACCAATTATACGCTCTATAGTAGAAAAAACGCCTTGTGAATTTTTGCATAACTCTTCCAACGCCTCCAACAACTCAGCCCTATCCGCTCTCAGCTTCGCTATCTCAGTCTCAGGGTCTTTCATGTTTGTGCAGGCGTTGACGCAGGTGACGATGCGGTGAGCGTTGGCAATATCAATATCACCTCTTTTCACCTTCCTTGCCTCAACGATATATCCTGATTCAACATCTGATGCAATCATAGTTGCTCTGTCTATCAAATGCACCTTCCACGGCTCTTTTGTGTGGTTACTCATTGGTTTAACTCCTTTATAAATTTCTCAGCCCTATTGACTAAGTTTGCAAATTCTCCATAATACGGCCTATCTCCAATCACTATAAATTCTTTTAGAAAGTCTAATAGCGACTGTTCAACAACCCTACTATTCCAGACCTTAACCGCATCAACCCTTGTCCTTTCTGAGGATGCTATTATCATATTACAATCATCATTACTGCACACGACCATAAATAAACCGTCATCAATATTTTCTACCTTTGCTTTACTGCCACAAAATGGGCATGGTTTAGCCTTACTCATACTTCCTCCATTGCTTTAATCTCTCTATCACACGCCAATACACCCATACCTCAGAAATTTGCGATATCAGCGAATTCTTTTCTAGCCTCTTCAATTGTTTTTGCGTTGAATAATTCTTCAAGCTCTTGTTTAATCCTCGCAGTCGCATAATACACAGTAGCATTGTCAAAACATTGTTTATGCTCATTTTCCTGCAATTTTTCGAACATAGCCACTTTCAACGCTTCAAACAGTTTTTCATAGTCTCTCATCGTATTACCTCCTTTTTGATTCACCTTTGAAAAATATCCTCATACCGCCGTTCTCGTTAAAACGGTCGATTACCTCACTGCCGAGAAATTCAGTCAAATCGGCTATGTTCAAGTTCGATGCTATGATTGTCGGCTTGTTCTGATTGTATCGCTCGTTTATCAGGTCGAACATTGCATACCGTTCATGGTCTGTATTCATCTGCTTGCCGATTTCGTCTATTACAAGCAAGTCATATCCTGTATATCTGTCGATTACCTTTTTTTCGCTTTCACTGCTGTTAAATGTATCCTTAATTTCTCTTGTATAAGCTCTTGCGTTGACGTAATACTTTCGCCCATACCATTTTTTCAGGATACAGCAAGCGATATGTGTTTTTCCGGTCCCAGGTTTTCCGATCATGATTATTGAACGACCAAGCCGTGAAACCTGCTCCTGATTGTCGATATATCCGGTAATTGCCTTCATCATGTGAGTATCTTCTGTTATAAAGTCCGTGAGATCCTTATGCCAATATCGCCTTGGTATGTTCGCAGAAGTCATGAACCGTTCGAACTGCTCTTTTTGCTTGTTAACCTCAATACGCCTCATTTCTTCATCTTCTTTTCTTTCCTGTTCTTCACGGCAAACAGGACAAGCTAACTCAATTTTATGATCTCCAACCGTCCAATACTCAACCTCATACTCTCCATGTTTGTCGCATGTTTTTTTCATACACTCCCCTCATAATAATCATCATCATAAATCGTGGCAGCTCGTTTTTTATCACCACCACCTTTCTTATTGTCATACGCACCTTCAAGAATTTTAATCATGTTTGACTGATTTACGATCCAATCAAGATTAGGCTTCCATCCTTGGTTATTTTTGCCTGAAAGAAAGTCAGATGCTTTGATTTTATCAAGTGCCTGAATACATATTTCAAGTCCATGTTCTTTTATTCGTGCCTGTATGTGTTTTTTCCGTGTTTCGGTCAGTTTGATTGCTTTTGGAAGTGATGAAATGTTGTTGTAAGCGGTGAGGAAGGTTTCTGTTTCTTCTCTTCCCTTATCTTGACTACCCTCACCTAGACTATCCTTAACTAGCCTTACCTCAGTATCCATTTTGCGTACATCATGTATACATTCCGTATCCAAAGAATAAGCCTTGTTATCTTCTTCAATTAACTGTTTTTTTTCTTCTGTGTACATTGTTTTATGATATCTATCCGATTGAATGTAGTTATGTATTTTCCAATGCCTTATTACACATACACCGCTATCAAACGGTATAACATATTGCTTTGACATCAATACTCTCAAATCATCCTCAGAAGCACCAATAAGCCGTAATATCCTTTTAGGTGAAGATATAAAGCCGTCGTCGTCAGCCCTCATAGCAAGGTGAAAATACAACAACTGCGACGACATCGGCATCTCTAAAAACTTATCTGTGTCGATGACATCCATAGAAAACATTCTTCGTTTAGCCATTAGCATACCTCTTTTTGTACTCATTTTTCAGTTTTTCATATATCTCGGATGATTCGCTCAAAACATAAATAAGCTCGTTTTTGGTCATTTTTGGAAGAATATCAGTCATAAATGATTCTTTATCGCATCCAACCATTCCACAACTAAACTCAATTTCCCATGCTTTTTCCATAAATTTTCCTCATAGATAAAAAAAGACCTGCGGTGTGTGGGCACCAACAGGTCTGAATTAGCCAATTGGCTGAATAACTCCCACAAGTCACTCAGTCAATTTCTACTATCATATTACCATGTATTTTCTGAAACCTCAAGATTATCAAACAACATATTTTCATTAAGTTCTTTTTCTGCTTGTTGTAAATTCTTGACAGCCTGATTAAAGTAACTCTCTTTTAGCTCAGCACCAACAAACCTGCGCCCCATTTTGATTGATTCATAACCTTCTGATCCTATTCCAGTAAACGGAGAACAAACAAGATCACCTGGTAATGACCACAGTTGCAAAGCTCTATGGATAACATCAAGTTGCAGAGGTGCTATGTGCCTTTCATCTTTATCATCCCTTGCTGATTTTCTTTGCAATGTATTGCTAGGATTTATATCCATCCAAATAGGAGAAGCATAACGCTGCCAAACATCAATAGAGAATCGACCTTTCCCGACTTCGTCCTTATCTTCTCCGACATAATGATCAAATTCACCACTTATGCGTTTTGTATTTTCCCCTGGTTTTCTCATGGTTACGAGATAATCTGGTATTCCCTGTCTGCTCATTGCAGAGTCTTTTACAATTTGTTTATGAAGCAATCCTAGCGCCTTTGTCCTCTGCATAGCTGTTACAGGATCTTTCCATATTACTACCTCTGAGTGGTATATAAACCCTGCTTCTTCATACATTCTGATAAGATCACCACGAAAGTCTTGAATACCAATATATCCATGATGCGATTTACTTGTTGGTAAATTCATACAATGAAAAGATACTAGCCTTCCTGGTCTCATAACTCTAAATTGCTCTTTCACTAGATATTTATAATGTTCGTAAAACTCAGTTGTATTTTTACAGTTTCCCATGTCTCTATTGCTTGCTGAATAAGTATAAAGCGATGAAAATGGCGGAGAGAATATCTGGTAATCAATAGAATCGTCATCAAGATTTCTATGCATTTCTACGGTATCCATAAGGTATACATCCCAACCATTACCAGACTTATGATCAGTTTTATAATCATCGCTTGTTCTTGATATACCTTTTATATTCTTCTCGTTTATTTCATGCATATTATCTACCATATTCTCAGCCATTATACTTGCATCATTTTCTTTGCGTTCAA